GACACCACCAATCGCAAACTGGTCATCGAGCACATGCCGTTCCTCGCCCAGTGTGCTCGGTTCTATGGCCTGAACTCGGTCGCGAGCAACACGTTCGAGAACGAGGGGATAGTCATGCCAGACGATCCAGTCAAAGAAATCTTGGACAACCTGTAAAGGAGGCGGGGGCGAAAGCCCCCGAACTTACAATGAAAATTACTTTTTTAGTTTCTGATCAAACACACCGCATTCATCTGATTCAGGCGGTCGTGACCATACCTAAGCGAGACTACAATGATGAACTCGCATGGGACTGGTTCTTGGAAAACAACGCTGAATACTTTCTGTACGGAACAAAGGTGAACCTGTTTACCTTTGATCTTGTAGGAGTGTTGAAGGATCACGTTAACTGGCTCGAGCAAGAAGAAGAGAAACGAGAGGAGGAGGAATCCTTCAACCGTTTCGCTCTCGAGCATTACATCTAAGGAGGCGGGGGCGAAAGCCCCCGAACTTATTATGCATATACGAATTGAAGTAACTGAACATTGGCGAGTTGCGGAAGCGATCACTCCTTTGATGAATCTTTGGGAGTACTACCACACCGAGTGTTTCGATCCGGATCATTGGAGCGTGGATCGTGTTCATCAGAATATGATTGAGCGCAACGATCACGGAAATTATTTTGTCAGTGCTTTGATGATTCCGACCGTTGAATATTGTTTAGCCACTGGGATTGAAGTGGATTCCCTTATTCTTGACTGGATCAAAGAGTGTCGATGGAGAGCGCAATGTGTTGTTGATATGTTGCAATCGATGAAGGATCAAAAGAATCGTGAAATGGATATCGCGATTGAGTCTGGCGAAAAATATTCCGAGCGGTCTTGGCATCAAGTTGACTATGATTTGCATGAAGCAAAACAAATGGTTGAAGCCTTTACGCTAGACCCTGACGCATACAAGGGAGCGGAAAAAGTAGAGATTCCGGAGGAGCTAGCATGAAAGCACCAATGAGTCTTGGCTGGACAAGTGATCCGGCACACGGGTGGCTGTTAGTCACCGAAGAACAGATGAAGGAGAGCGGTATCCAGACCGCGACCTTCTCCCCTTACTCTTACTACTCCGCGGAGTTCAGGACATACGCGCTCGAAGAAGACTGCGATGCCCGACTATTTCTCCGCGCCCTGGCTGACCAGGGTATCGAGCACATGGTATGGGAGGAGCACCAAAGTACAGGTGACTCCTTCGTCAGGTCATGGGATCGAATCGAGCAGGAGATAGTCCTTTCGGATTAGTCCTCCGGATGCCCCCGAAAGGGGGCTTTTTTATGCCCGCTCCTCGGGGCCGGGCCGCAGGACCGCAGGACTATTGAGCGCCGGGCCGCAGGGCCGCAGGACCGCAGGCCGTTGTGCACCGCACCATTACTATTAGACCTTTGGACCTTGACCACACAAGTGGTTGTGTTATTATGGAGGTCGGGCTTCGGCCCTTGGCAAAACCTATGGAGGACTAAATATGTCATACGATCAAAGAGTAGAAGTGTTTAATCTGGTTCAAGACATCTTGAACCATGTCACTGAGGCGCGATGCACAAGCGAAGAACTCGAGAGCATCTCACGCGATGAAGGGCTTGACGACGATTACCTCGAAGCAGAGGCATACGATTGGGCCGACGCGCTCGAGGCCGTCGAGCGTCGAGTCGAGGAGTATCTCGAAACACATTTTCCAAAGAAGGAGGACTAAACATGATCGATTTTCAAGCAGAAATCAAAGTGGTTCAGCTGACACTGGACGCGGGCGAAGTGCGCCGGATTGCAAGCTCGGCACGCCAGGAGGCGGAAGAGGACCTGGACGCAGGGTATAAAAACGCGGCGAGGTCTGGATTCGAGCGTGCGGCCTGGTATTACCGCGCTATCGGTGACACTTGGTACGCGGACCGGATGGACCGCCTAGCGAAAGACGCGAAGGAGGATTAATCGAGGGGGCTTCGGCCCCCTTTTTTGTCCTGGCTATTTGGCGCCGGGCCGCAGGCCGCAGGCACTATTGACGCAGGACCGCAGGACCGCAGGCCTTGCATAAACAATTAGTTGTGTTATTATTCTAGTTCGGCTTTTCTATTGGAGGATGTATGTCGATTTTATCTCAAACCCACAAGATGCCCGGGAAATCTATCTCATTGGATGCCCGGGATTGTAAGACCGGGGCCAAGCTCGCCAAGGTTCCGGGCTCTGTTTGTCACGGATGCTATGCGCTCAAGGGCCGCTATCGTATGGACAACGTACGAAACGCAATGGCTCGCAGGTTTCAATTCATGACAAGCCTGTCTTTTGTCGATGATATGACCGCGGAGCTGTCAAAACTACGCAAGCCACACTTCCGTTGGTTCGATAGTGGCGACGTGCAGTCGGTCCAAATGGCGTTAAACATCGTTGAAGTATGCAAGCGAACGCCACACTTGCAACACTGGATACCAACCAAAGAGCCTGCTATTTGGGCCGAGGCCCTAAAGCAGGTTTCACTCCCGGACAACGCAATCTTGCGCCTATCCGCACCGATGATTGACGACGCGGCCCCTGATTCCTGGGCCCACACTTCGACGGTCCACAAAGATGGACCGCCCATCGGTCACGAATGCCCGGTTAAATCCGGAAAAGAGCAATGCGACACCTACGGATGCCGCGCATGCTGGGACCGCTCGGTACCCAATGTATCCTACAAGCACCACTAACCACCGACCCGGGGCCGAAAGGCCCCGGACCTCGGTCCTCTATGCTCTATTGGGCCGGGCCGCAGGGCCGCAGGCATTGACACGCAGGGCCGCAGGCCGCAGAATTACCCCAAGTTTCTTAGTCCTCCAATCTAAGGAAGCCTGCCCCGCCCCGTGCGGGGCTTTTTATATCAGGACGCAGGGCCGCAGGGCCGCAGGCAATCCGACCAATGTCTAATAGACACGGTTTTCATCTCCTGAAACACCTCCCCAAGGTCCGCGGACCTAAAACCTTCCGCGTAACAAGCCCCCTCAGAGGCCACAGAACGCGCTGTACGCCCCTCAAATAAAAATAGACCTCGATCCTTGGTGCTTTTTACTAAGATGAAGCTGAGGCCCCCTGCGTGGCTGTGGGCCGTATGCCAAGCAACTTGTTGTGGGCTCAGTCTAACCGAGTTAGCTTTTATAACTTTAAGTTCTATCCAGAGAGGGTAACCTTCCCATATTGCATATACGTCAGGCATCCCCGCTGACACGCGATTCTCGAGTCTCCACGCGTATGAACCCTTCGGCAGGTTCTGCCGGATCGTGTTCCAAAAGTTCGACTCCGGTCCCCGTGACATCTTTGAATTCTCCCTCGATAAATGCGTTTGGATATTTCTTCTGTAGATCGGCCAGTCTGGCGATGATCTCAGCGCGGCTCATGTCATCCAGTTTGTTGACGGTCTCGCGCCTGTCAATGGTCAAGCCCCCGAGTGCTGACCTGATCTTCTCCGCATTGATTGCGGCAGAGAATTGTCCGGCCTCTTCGGCTCCCTGCGAAAGTTGGTGCAGTCGCTGAAGCTGACCGATCATGGTCACCCCGTATCGACGCTCCCTTTCTTCACGCAGTTCCTTAATGTACTCGAGCACTTGCGGGTGCTCTTGCCCCTTCAGCAGTTTGTGGGCATAAATGTGGGCAGTGTCTTTTGAGAATCCTGCCCGTCTTGCACACTCGGCATTAGAGTAGATTCCTTCGACGTAGAGTCGGGCAAACTCACGCTGACGGTTGGTCAACTTTCGGCCTTCCCTTTCTTCTATCTGCGAGGCGATTTTGTCGCTCATCGATTTCTCCTTATATAGGTATCTGGCGAAAGATAGTGTATCGAAAAAGTTTACATTGGGTTGAAAATCGGCCTCTGTTCCTGAAATCAACGATAAGAAGTGTATCAAGTGTATCAAAATGAAGACAAAGTGTATCAGCTGAAAGTATTGTCAATACTGGGATTGATCACTGTTTGATACAGTAATACGTTTGATACGCTATATTTGAGTTCATTTTTTTTTTTTTCATTTCTTTCCCAGAACTCCTATATAAGGAATCTCTGTGTCTTGTTACACAAACTGTTGCATTACTGATTCAGTTATGTATTATTGCAAGTGGGTTTTATTTATATGGAGGATTCCCAATGGCTCAGTTAGGTCAAGATTTCGTTTTACAACTTTCTGGTTTCGGTGCGGACTTCGAGTTCGGTGGCAACCATTACAAAACACTTTGGACCAATGTCCGAGGTCCGGTGCGCAAGCGCCGTAATTACAAGCAGGACTGGATCATGGTCGATATGTGGCCTGTCAATGAGGCGGGCGAACAGATCGGTGCTGAGGTTGCTGTAAGTTCAGATGCGTGGACCGCGGCCCTCGAGTCTAAGAACGATCATGATGCGTTCTTTGGCGAGTATGTTCGTATCGGTGAGTTGGGTGTATTCCAGTTCGCTGATGACTACAAGCCTGAGTTGCCAC